TACTTAGCATCATGTTGATTAATAAATATGACTATTCTACCTATATTGTAGTTGACATAGTGCATTTTATTTGAATATGAATTAAACAAATCGACAAAATTTAGGCTAAAATCTTGCAGTTATTTGAATACATGATCACCAAAGAGGTATCACAGGCATCTCTCGCTGAGAGAATCGGCGTATCCCAACCTACTGTATCTCGTTACATTAGTGGTGACGTTGTACCAAGTGTTGTGACCGCGTTGAAAATCCAAAAGATCACCAACAATGACGTGCCTGTGGAAGCTTGGCTAACGGTCAAAGATGACATCCAAGACGCAATTAGATCTTTTCAAGCTGCCCAAAGAGGCGAGGTAATCTTTGATGGTGAATAGTCGCGCCAAAGGGGTTGGGTACGAATCAGAAATTAAAAACACATTGTTTGAAAATCTTGGTTTGGTCTTCAAACGTGAGCTAAATCAATATCGTGAAGCTGATCATGGCGACCTAATCTGTGAAGCTGAAAACTTCCCATTTGTTATAGAATGTAAGCGGCGTGTATCTGGTAGCTTTAAGCAAGCGTGGATAGAGCAAGCCCAACGTGCAGCGGATAGAGTGGGTAAATTCCCCTGCGTTATATATCGTTTTGACCGCCAACCAAGCATAGCAGTCATAAGAATAAATGCGTTCGCCAAGGCGGTGGGTGGTGATTGGGATGAAAACCTGGATCTCGTAAGTATGACAGTGGATGCGTTCTGTTCACTGGCGCGTGAACTAATGGCAATCACACCAATCAAGATAAAGCCAGTACGAAAAGCGACTGTGAATACACTGCACTGTCACGAGTGCAACGGATTAGGTGTTTTATCAAAAACCAAATACATCGACTATGGTAATGGTCCTGAACCTACGGAGACAGGTGAAGTAGTCTGTGAAATCTGTGACGGTCACGGCAAAATTTATCCTGAAGATGAGGATGAATAATGCCACTAAAAGTAGATATGAAGACAGGTATATTCCACAATCTCACCAACAAGCAATACCACGAAAGCGATGGAATATCCTCAAGCTTTGTAAAAAAATTTCTGACTACTACGCCTTACCATGCAAGCCAACCTAGTGAGGATTTAAGCCCAAGCGTGGTAGATATTGGCTCTGGTGTACATGCCATGTTTGAGGGCAAAAACCGAAAACAAGCGGTCATAGGTAAGCACAAAACAAGGGCAGGGAAAGCATGGGCTGAAGACTATCAACAAGCCAAAGACAATGGCGTGATATTATTACCGGAAGGTGAATACGCCAAAGCACTGCAAATGACGAAAGCTTTGTGGAAACATAAAGACATACGCAAAATCGCCCGAAACAAAACTACCGTAAGAGAAGCCAGTGTTTACACGATAGATAAAAAGACAGGATTATTATTAAAAGCACGTCCAGATCTATACACAACGGACAAGGGCATCATTATGGATGTCAAAACCTTTGGCAAAATCCCAACAGAGAAAAACTTCTTTAGACAGTTCGTAGACCTAGCATACGGCTACCAAGCTGCTTTTTACAAAAGAGTATGTGAGCAAGAAAATATCCAATGTATCTATTTTGCTTTCGCTGTGGTGGAAAAGAAAGCCCCACATAGCGTGAATTTATTCCTCATGTCACAAGAGCTAATGCGTATTTACTCAGAGCGACTTGATGATGTTTTGGAACAAATAAAAGAGGCCAAAGCAACAGGCGATTACAGCACTGGTTGGCCCTCTTTTACAATGCTTCATCCCCAAGAATGGATGGAAAATCAAATATAATGGAGAAAAATAATGAAAACAGTTAAGAGGTTTAAATCTCATTTTACGCCTATTGTGGAACTTCAGTTTCCGAAAATTGCATATCCAGAAAAATATACACAGTCGAGCGGCTATGAAGCAGCTTTATCAACGGATAAGGATGCTTTTTGGTCTGTGGTTTTTATATTGGATGAAGAGCAAAGAAAAGCCATGTGGGACGTTGGTTTAGCCCATTACAATGACATGGTGCAAAAAGATAATATACCACCGCTAAAAGAAGGTCAGTTGCTTTTTAGGTCTGAAAAGCCTTGGAAAGATATTGAGGGAAATCCTGTTCATGGCATGTATCAATACACAGCGGGTAAACCCTGTTTTAATAATGCGGGTAATGCCACTCGCAGACCAGAAGTATTAAACGGAAATCGTGAAATAGTCAGTGATGTAAGTTTTTGGGGTGGTTCAACAGGACGTATAAAATTAAGTATGCTGTGTACTGTTAATCCTGGAAAGGAAAAGCTTGGTGGCATCAAACTATATTTAGACAAAATCCAGTTAATTAATGGTATTTATGGCGGTGGTTTTGATAAAGAACCAGACGCACCAAGCAACAGTCTAGAGATAGAGCTAAGTGACGGTTACAACACAATGGCAGAACCTACGCCAACGGCTCAATCACAACCTTTACCAACAATGACGGAAAAAATTTATGGTGAAAAACCACCGTCGCAACCTACGCAACCCGCACCTACTCCACCATCTTTTGACCTAGAAATAGAAGGTCAAGAACAGGCGGCAAAGTCTGATGCGGTAAATCCTGATATGGACGATGAAATTCCATTTTAGGATTGGGCCATGTTTGAACCTTATTTTAGAACCAAATTATACCATACATCTGACGGTGAACTTGCTTCCAATAAACAGCTTTGGAAAATTAATTATCTAGCTATGGCAATCAATAACATAACAGTTGAGCTAGAAGAAATTAATCCAAAAAAAGCATATATGGAAGTTTACGCCAAGACTTTGCGTATCAATCTACCAATGACAAAGAAGGAAGCACATTACGCAATCGACGCTTTGGAAGATGATTTAGAATACAAATTAAAAGTGTTGGAAAATTGCAAAGCTGATGCCTGACTTTGAACAACCTTATTGGAGTGAGTACGCCCAAAGCATCATCGACGGTTTAAATCTCAAGCAAACCGCAAAAGGCGAATGGCATGGGTCTTGTGTAAATTGTGGAGGGACAGACAGGTTCTGGATTACCAACCACCAAGGCATAATTAAGACCCATTGCCGCCAATGTGGTGACTTTAAAGCAATCCAAAGCGAACTAGCCCAACGTGGTCTGTGGTGCTCACTCGACCCAATAAAGGACAACGTTTTAACATTCCAACCCAAAGAAGAATTTAACGTGGAAGATACTAGGCCATATCACGAGAAAAAAGGCGTCGATCTCTTAGGTGCAAAGCTTGAAGGTCACAACGTAGTCATTCCACTGTTCAACATACACAGACAACGTGTGGGTGAGCAAACAATCTCACCAGATGGAAAGAAACTATTTAGCACTGGACTAGATAAGTCAGAAGGTGTTTTCGGTGTGTGTGGTAAGCTCACCAAAGGACGCACCTATGTAGCGGAAGGATGGGCAACTTCCGCATCTATAGCCATGTCCCAACCTGGATGTGCCTGTATATTTGCATTAGACGCCGGAAACCTACCACTCGTGTGCAGCAAACTACAAACGGCGTTTCCTCAGTTTGAATTAATCGTAGCGGCTGATAACGATGAAAAAGGGATAGAAGCAGCAAAGAAAACAAAGCTACCGTATGTCGTGCCACCACTACAAGGACAAGACTTTAACGATCTACACCAACAGCTAGGACTAGAGGCAGTACACAAAAGCCTCACCTCAGTCAAAAAACCAGACACACTTTTCACGATGGTTAGCGATCTAAGAATGACCGCAACCAAGTGGATGATCAAAAACGTAATAGAAGAAAACTCACTCGCAATGATCTTTGGTGCAGCCGGATCAGGCAAAACGTTTGTTGCCCTTGATATGGCGCTTTGTATCGCTTGCGGTAAACCATACCATGAACTTGAGGTGCAAAAAGGTAGCGTTGCCTATATCGCAGGGGAAGGGCATGCAGGGTTCGCCAAACGTGTCGCAGCTTGGTGTAAGAACTTCAACCAAGACCTCACAGGTGTACCGTTCGCCAAAAGCAATCGTAGCGTAATCCTAAACGATCCGGATAGTGAACTTCATTTGTGTAATGAGCTAGACGCACTCCAAGAGCAAATAGGCAAGCTCAACCTCATTGTGCTCGACACACTCAGTAGAACACTTGAGGGCGAGGAAAATAATCAAAATATGATGGCCTATGTGCAAGTGTGTGACAGGCTCAAGGACCGCTATCAATGCACTGTGATGATTGTCCACCACATAGGACACCAGAATAAAGATAGAGGACGTGGTGGATATGCGCTGCACGGCTCTCTAGACTCTGAATATCGCGTCGAACAATGGGGCGATTTTAAGATATTACTCACGCCAACAAAAATGAAAGATGAAGAGAAAAGCGAACCACTGGCGTTCCTGAAATTGTCTATGTCTTTGGTGGATGCAGATGGTCAGGACACAAGTTCACTGGTGCTAGAAATGACACCAGATAAACCAATGGATAAGAAATCACCAGATTACGCAGAACAGGTGGTCAAAGAGCAATTCGATAGAATGAATGACTTCGGCGAGGTTAGCAGATCTGACCTCAAGGAAGCTGTTGCATTGGAGCTAGAATGCTCTCAAAGAACAGCAAATAGACATATAAAAAGGATGATAGATCAGGGTGTCCTAAAGCTCGAAAAAGGGGTGATTTTGGAGGCTTTTGGGTGATGGGTGAATATCCCTTCGAAATTGGTCTGGGACACGGCGGGGACACGAGAATTTTGAAGCTAAAGTGGTTGTGTCCTGATGTCCCAGAAGCTGTCCTGAAAAAAGTCAATAAAAACAATATACTTAGCATGCTCGGGGACACGGCGAGGACACGGCTAGGACAAAATGAGGTTATTTGTGGGACTCTCAGGACAGACGCCCAATATCTTCATATTGGGCTGTCCTGTCCCAGAACCTTGACCCGAAATAAGTCTGATTTTGCTGAATTAAAAGAAAAGGATTTTTTAGCTGTGGTGAGTGAAATTCAATGTCTAGGAATGTTGGAGGGAATTGCTAATCGGAGAAAGATTTTAAACGCACCTAATCTGGCGAAATATAAGCAATGGCAAATAGAAATGATTAAACGCAGAAAATGGGAATTAGAAAATGAGTGATGAAGCAATTCAGGTTTTGGAGAAATGCAAAGACATATTAATACAGCGTGGTGGGGAACATGGCGAAGCTGAAGAATTGTTTAAACAATTGGCAATACGAGCGTCTGTTAGGCGTGGTGAAAGAGTTACGCCAAGCGATGTCGCGATGGATATGGTGGAGTTTAAATTAGGCAGAAACGATAAGAACTGGCGAGAAGACAATATTTTGGATGCGATCAATTATTTAGCATTAGCATTAAGTTTGAGGGCAGAGAATGTCGAAGAGCAAGAAACCCATCCACACACCGTCTGATTTTGGCACACGAGAGCGTTTGCAGCATACTTCAGGGATTGCTTATGAAAACACAGATAAGCGTCTGGGAAGCCCTAAGAGGATGCGTGTGACGGTCCAAACGCCGTTGGATAGATATTACTCGCGTGAACAGATCAACAGACGCCAGTTCGAAGCCGGAATGAAGCTTTATGCTTTATGGCGTAGAGCAGGGAGAGCACAAAAGCTTACAGCGAGTTATGATGCTAACATAGTGGACGGTACACGCGGAAACGATGATCAAGGACACGATGCGTTTTCAGACTATCTTGCTGCACTTAGGACAATAGGCAAAGATCTATCAGACGTAGCGCAATGGGTGGTCGTAGAGGGTGCTAGTGCGAACGAATGGGCAAAAACGCAAGGCCACGATCCTAAAGGTGGAATAGTGGCCTTGCGTTTGTGCCTAGATGCACTTGGTGATGTGTTTGGGATGCCTAGAGGGTGAAAGGGCTATGGTATTATCCCTTCTAATTTTAGATTAATTTCGTCATAAGAAAAATCGTCACCATCCTTATATTTATAAATTATTTCACTTACCTTATGACCAAACCTAATCGTTGAGCCTTCGCCGTATTTTGTGCATAATAAGTAAGCATCTTCTGGGAATTTAAACGCAGCTAAATATTCCGAATTAAAATAAAATTTATAACTTGGTGTTCGTGCCATTTTCTGACCTTTCTTTCTGTAAAATAGTTACTTCAGTTTTTAACGCTGCAACTTGAAACGTTAATCTTTCAATTCTTGTTGCCGCGTCCAAGATATCGCGTGACAACTTTGGTAGTTCTTGCTCAAGGTCTGATGCAAAGTCAGTCAGTCTGTTGATGCTTACTTGCATTGTCTTTGCCTTTCATGTGCTACACGTCCAAGCTTGTTTGCCAACGTATCCAGGTCAACAGCCTGAATACGGTCATTGTCTGCGAGGACACTATACAAAATCTTGCACACCATAGAGCTAGGTAAGGCTCTTGCTGCACGTTCTAACATTATGATTGGTGCAGTATATGGCCTTACATTTAATGCGGTTGGTTTACGAAAGTGGATCATTGTTACACCTATGTAAAAATTGAGATTGCAACAAAGAACGCTGCAAAGATTAAGATTGCGCCCACCCAATCAGTAGGCGCTGTTTGTTTGATTATGGTTATGAGTTCAGAAAGAGGCATTTAAGCGGCCTCTTCCATTACTATTGCTGTTTGACTGTTAAGGACAAATTGAGAAGCTTTTTCAGCTAAACTAGCCGCTTTCTGAATAGCTCTTGGATCATCCTTTAGGCACTGCATCCAGTTGTTTAAATAGATTGCATGGTCTTCTCTTGGTGTAGCTTCAACGCCAGTAATACCACTTAGCATTGCACCACCTAACTCAGCTATTAGCTCCTCGAATGCGTACTTATCAGAGCCAAAACGAGTGTTAAGCTTTCTGTCTTCTCTTGTCTCGTGTCCTGTCCAGTGAACTAGCTCATGAAATAATGTCCCATAATAGCCTTGTGCATTGTCAAATTGTGCCTTGTTTGGCATATGGATGGAGTCGGTTGATGGTCTATAAAATGCACTGTTAGAGTTATCTAAAGTGATATTAGCACCAATTGAATTAATGAACTGGTCAACGTCGTTTATGTTGCTCCACTGTTGGTCAAACTCTTCAATATCATCTTCTAACCAAGAGCCATTCCAATTCTCAACTTGATCACTATTAAAGACAGTATAAACCTTGGCACATGGCAAAGCCTTGTCCTTGTCAGTGTCTTTATCTTTTACGATCACTGTTGTGTAAAATATTACTTTGTAACCTTTAGAGCCTTTTTTGACATTAGCGCCTAAAGATTTCCATTGCTTAAAAGTTCCAAATACTGGTGAGGTATGACCAAGAACTGCCATTGATAATCCAAGGCTTATCCTATTAATACCAGTGTATGCTCTTTTCTTTGCACTTACTGGTTGGCCGTGAACCCTAACTGCATCTTTCCAAGGCTTTGTCCAGTTTGTACCATGCTCATTCATCATCGTAATGACAGTTTGAGCTATTGCGTTTAATGCTTCATTTGCTTTCGACATTATAACACCTCTTTTACAGAACAAGTGAAAGAGTTTGCTTCATGTTTCCAATAGGAATTGACGAAAACATAACCGCCGTGATTATCAATGGAACCGCTGACCCAATCGCCTAACCAACCCATTTTATCAGCAAACTCTTTAGCCACTTTCGTATGGTTTTCATCAACCTCAAGTGAGCAATCATATGAGCGTGTAATAGAATAAGCTCTTTCACCATTAAAACCCTTGCTTGATTGCATAGCCTTAATTCTAGAGCCTCTATAATTTGTTGGGCCTAAATACTTTGTTATTATTGTTTGCATCTGTTTTCCTTCCACACTTAATTTATTCAGATATGAAT